GACAAGCTGAAGGCCCTGGAACTGTGTGGTCGTCACCTGGGAATGTTCAAGGACAATCCCGAAGGGAACGCACCTGTGACGGTGGTGATCAACTATGACTACGGCGGCGAAGATTGAGTTCAAGGCGTCCGCCCAGTTCAACCCAGTCTTCCGCCCTGTCAATGAGTGGCGCGGCCGCTATCGTATTCTGAAGGGATCGGCCGGTTCCGGAAAATCCGTGAACATCGCCCAGGACTACATAGCGAAGCTGTCTGACCCCGCCTATACCGGCGCGAACCTTCTGGTCGTCCGGAAGATTGAGGAAACAAACCGCGATTCCACCTTCGCGGAACTTCAGGCCGCTATCTATCGAATGTTCGGCCCCTATGCCGAACGCTTCTGGAAGGTCAACCTGAATCCCCTGGCCCTGGAATGTAAGATCACAGGGAATCGGATCATATTCCGCGGCGTGAAGGACCAGCGCCAGCGGGAGAAGGTGAAGTCGATCACCTTCAAGAACGGAAAACTTGTCTGGATATGGTGCGAGGAAGCGACGGAACTTCTTTCTGAAGACGTCGACATTCTGGACGACCGTCTTCGCGGCAAGCTGGACGGCATGAATCCGAACCTGTACTACCAGATCACAATGACCTTTAACCCCGTCAGCGCGACACATTGGATCAAGGCCAGATACTTCGACAAGGCCGATCCGGACGTCCTGGCCCATCATTCCACCTTTAAGACGAACCGGTTCATAGACCCCGCCTATTACCGCCGCATGGAGCGCCGCAAGGAAGAAGACCCTGAAGGCTATCGCGTCTACGGCCTGGGCGAATGGGGCGAACTGGGCGGCCTGATCCTGACGAACTTCGAAGTCCACGACTTCAAGGTCAACAGGGACGCCTTCGACGCCTTCTACTACGGCCAGGACTTCGGCTATAACCATGCGAACGCGATCCTGGGCGTCGGCTGGAAGGACGGAGAAGTCTATATCTGTTCCGAAATCTATGTCTTCGAGAAGGACACCGAAGAGATCATCGGCCTTGCAAATCAGGCGAAGGTTGACCGGCGTGTGGAAATGTTCTGTGATTCCGCGGAGCCGGACCGGATCAAGACCTGGCAGAAGGCCGGCTTCCGTGCCTACCCTGTGAAGAAAGAGCCTGGAAGCGTGAAGGCACAAATCGACTGGCTGAAGGGCCGGAAAATCCACATTCACCCTTCCTGTGTGAACGTCCTGAAGGAAGTTCAACAATGGAAGTGGAAAAAGGATCCGACCACGGGCCTTTATATCGACGAACCCGTGGAGTTCATGGACGACGCTATGGCGGCCCTTCGCTACTCCGTCGAACGACTCCGCCGCGGTTCCGCTATTGAAGTTTTGAAATAAGGGAGTGACACCACATGGCCGAATATTCCGTCATGGACCGGATCAATATGATCATTTCCGATCCGGACCACGCGACAATGACCCTGGCCCAGATCGTGACCGAAGAAATCAGGGAGTTTAAGGCGTCCGAGCAGTACGCGAACATGATCCAGGCCGAAGCCTATTACAGAAACCGGACCGACGTCCAGCGGAAGACGAACGACGTCGCGAACCGGTCGAATACCAGGATCGAACACCCGATTCTGAAGAAGCTGGTCGACCAGAAGGCGAACTACCTTCTGGGGAAGCCCTTCACCGTGGACACGAAGAACAGTTCCTACGGCGACGCCCTGAACGACGTCTTCGACCAGACCTTCCGCCGGAAGATCAAATCCCTGGGGAAGGGCGCCGTGAAGTCTGGTATTGCATGGCTTCAGCCCTACTTCGACGACGGGAAACTGGCCTTCATGCGAATCCCGTCCGCGGAACTGGTCCCGATCTGGCGCGACGCGGAGCGAACGAAGCTGGACGCCTTCATTCGCTTCTATGACCAGGTGATCTACATCGGCACCAGAAAGCACACGATCACCCACGCCGAACTGTGGTGGACCGGCGGCGTCAAGTATTTCAAAACCGACGCCTTCGCCGGCACCATCGCCGGCGACTTTATCGTCGACACCGAACACGGCGACGAAGCCAACGACTACACCGAACCCCATTTCACCGTCGGCAACAAGGCCTACAACTGGGACACCGTCCCGATCGTCTGGCTGAAGTACAACGAAGAGGAACTTCCCCTTTGCTACTTCATCAAGGACCTGATCGACGACATCAACTGGCAGACGTCCGTGACCGCCGACGTTCTCCGCGACGTGGCGAAGTTCATCTATATTCTGCAGAACTACGGCGGCCAGGACTTGGGCGAGTTCATCAAGGACCTGAAGGAACACATGGCGATCAAAGTCACCACCGACGGCGGTGTGGACAAACTTCAGGCCGACCTTAATATCGACGCCGTCATGGCCTTCCTGGATAAACAGCGCCGCGACGTCTACGACTTCGCCGCGGCCGTCGACACGAAGGACCCTGACCTGGGGAATGCGTCCGGAACGGCGATCAACTTCCGCTATATGGACCTGTCGTCCGACTGCGATTCCCTGGCGACCGAACTGAAGGACACCTTCCAGCGCCTGAAACTGTTCATCGACGTTTACCTTCAGATCGCCGGCAAGGGCGACTTTTCGAAGGAAACTTTCGACATCGTCTTCAACATGGACCTTCCCGTCAACGAAACCGACGTGATCCAGAACGCCGTCGCCAGCGAAAGTCTTCTGTCGAAGCGGACGATCCTTCAGAACCACCCCTGGGTGACGGACGCCGACGAAGAAATGGAGCGGATCGACGCAGAGAAGAAGGCCGCTATGGAGGAATACGGCGAAGGCCTGTTCGGCGACGCCCTGGGCGCCGGCAAGGGCCAGAACGACCAGGGCGACCCCGTGAATGGCGGTGGAGCCGATGGCGACGAATAACCGTGACTACTGGGCCGAACGCGCCCTGACGCGCGAGAATGAAGCCTATCTTCGCGGCGCGAACCTGTCGGGGAAAATGTTCAGGGAGTACGAAGCCGCGGCGAAGTCAATCCGAAGCCAGATCGACAGCTTCTATTCGAAGTACGCCGGCAAGTACGGCCTGACCTACGACCAGGCGGTCCGCCTTCTGTCCAGAAAGGAGTTCCAGGAATGGAAGGCCACCCTGGGCGACTACGTCGCCACCATCGAAGCCACGACCGATCCCGGCGTGAAGGCGGTCCTGAAGGCGCAACTGGACGCCCTGTCGGCGAACAGTTCCATTTCCCGCCTGGAAGCCCTTCAAGGTCAAATCGACCTGATCCTGAACGACCTGTGGAAACGCGGCGTCGAGCAGATGAAGGAAGAACTGGGCGAAGGCTTCGTCGAAGGCTACTACAAGAAGTCCTATGACCTCCAAAGCCGCGCCGGCTTCTACAATGAGATCGCGAAGATCGACGCTTCCGCCGTCGAAGACGCCGTGTCCTATCCCTGGTCCGGCGCCATGTTCTCCGATCGCCTGTGGCAGTCGAAACAGGCCCTGGTCTTTAACACCAGGGAGATCATCACCCAGGGCCTGATCCAGGGAAAAAGCGTGGGCGTCATGGCGTCCGCCCTTTCCTCCCGAATGGGCCAGTCCTACAAAAACGCCGAACGCCTGATCCGCACCGAAACCGCCCATATCCACGCAGAAGCCGACAGAAGGGCCTACAAGGAAGCCGGCGTCGCGGAATATGAATATATGGCCGCGGTCAACGAACGCACCTGTGACACTTGCGGCGCCCTGGACGGCCGCCGTTTCAAGGTGGCCGACGCGGAACCTGGCGTCAACTACCCGCCCATTCACCCGAATTGCCGCTGTACGACGGTCGAATATGACCCAGAAGAGGCCCTGGACTGGCTGAACAGCGGGGAGCCTATGCCGAAGCGGACCACCTATCAGGAATGGTACAGCCGGCAGACGGCCGCGAACGGTCAAGGTTCGGTTGAAGTCGAACGGAAGAAAGCGTATAATAGAAAAGCAGACATCGAACAGTTCGAAGCCTACGCTGAACGCCTGGGCGCTGATGCACCTTCGGACGTCGACGCTTTCCAGGCTATGAAGTACGCCGAAGGCGACGCCTGGTCCGATCTAAAGGGCCTATATTCTTACAAAGGACGCGTCCCAGAAGCGACGAAGGCTGACTTCCGGACGTTCCAGCGGATCAAAGCAACCGGAATCTATGGAACGATCCGCGTTCCGGCGGCCCAGATTGACGCGTCCACCCTGACGCTGGACGTCGCCCATATTACGGCGCGCGGACACGGCGTCACCCAGTCTGAAGCTGTGGACTACATACAAAACGCCGTTTTCTCCCTAAAACGGCGCCACTGGACCGGCGAAACCTTCCTGAACTTCTATTCCGAAGAAGGCGCGGCCTATGTCAGGACCAGCGACAACATGATCCGGACCGCCTTCAAGAAGGACGAGTTCGACACCAAAACAAAATCGGCTATGAAGGAGGCCTTGAAGAATGGAAAATAAGACTGTTTTCTGTCCGGTACTTCAAAGGCAGGTCAACGGCGACGAATGTTTCGACCTGTCAATGGTCGCTGAAGGGACAACGCCTGACCGTTTTCTTCCAAATGACATGAAGCCAGAAGACTTCACGGACGGTAAGAAGGACACCTGTTTGAAATGCAAATATCACCCTGAATGAACGTCGGCCGACCGGCCGGCGTTTTCTTATACCCTTTTCCAGGTGGAACAGGCGTCGCCTTCGGGCGGCGCCTTTTTCATAATACAAGCCGCACCCGTCCGGCGACCAGGCGGGACCGCGAAGGGCGTGGAAGCCGCCATATAAACAGCGGAGAAAGGAACACCTATGATCATTGAAGGAATCAGAAATCTTCTGGGCGAAGACCTGGCGAAACAGGTCGAAACGGCGCTGAAGGGCAAGGGCAAGGACGGAAAGGACGTCGACCTGGTGGTCGGCAACGACGGGACCTTCGTTCCGGCCGAAAAATACAACGGCGCCAACAGCGGGAAGGCCAGCGCGGAAAACGCCCTGAAGGCGGCCGCGGAAGCCCTGAAGGCTGTCGGCGGTTCCGGCGATCCGGCAAAGATCGCGGACGACGTCAAGGTCGCGAAGGAGAAGTTCGACACCCTTCAGACAACCCACGCCGCCGAACTTGCGAAGATCAGCAAGCGATCCGCCCTTCAGATGGCCTTGAACGGGAAGGTCTACGACCCTTCCGACATCATCGGCCTTCTGGACATGGACAAGATCGAAGTCAGCGACGACGGAAGCCTGAAAACCGACCTGGAAGGCCTTCTGAAGCCGATCAAGGAATCGAAGGCGTACCTGTTCAAGGAAGACCCCGCAAAGACCCCGCCCGTCCACGGCGCGACACCGGCCGATCCTGGCCCGAAGACGCCGCCGGCGGCCGGCAAGGTAGACGGCCCCGTCTGCCTGTAAACCACACCACCAAAAACGAAAGGAATGATACACAATGGCAAGAACTAAAGCTATCAGCCTGATCCAGAGCGGTTCCACGAAGGCCGATCTGGCCGAACTGTCCGGCCTGGTGATCGCGAACATTCAGAAGGACACCCTGGCCCAGGGCCTGAAGTCCCAGGCCTACACCGGCAACCCCGCCAGCGGTTCCGTCGAGTTTAAGCGCTTCAAGAACAGCGC